GATCGGCTTTTTGTCTTCCCACTTTTTAATCAAGGTGCCAAAGGTATTTGCCTCTGCCAGCGCATTATCGTTCGTCTGGTTCGGCTTAATATTGGCGCTACCCAGCAGGTTCTGCAAAGTATCACTGGCCTCTTTTACCTTCTTGGTGTCACCCGTCTGGTATGCCTTGGTCAGCATAATCTGCGCCATACTGATCGCTTTGAACAATTCTTCCTGCGCCTTGGTAGAGCACTCATACCGGGTAATCCAGTCCTTGTACTCATTGTCCAGCCGCACATACTCGGCCTCGTTGAACCCTGGCCCCCAAAACCCAACCATGCGCTGGCTTACCTTGCCGCCGTTTGGTCGTGTCTCGCTAATATCACTTACATCATTGATCACCCGCCCGTTGATTTCTTCCAGGTAGGTATCAAAGGTCTTGCCATGGTTCTGGGTCATGTTGCAATGTCTGATCCAAGCTGTCATCCGGCTTGTGTTCGGGGCGTGCTTTGCCGTGCTTTTCAGCAGGCCCTCGCTGTAATAAATGTCAAACAGCATGCACACCCGCTTCATAGCCTCGTCCTCATTACCCAGTGCCTGGGTATAATGGTCAACCAGTTTGTCCATGCAGCTCTTGCATACCGGGAAGTAATGGTTGTTTCCTCGCCACAGCTCGCTTT